CCTTGTCCTACTCTACCCATAAGGGTTTGTGCTGCTTGTATTCCTTTTGTTGCGCCAAGACCTGTTCCAAGAGCTCCTATTCCTCCATGGATATCCGTTTCAACATCAAATGATTCCATCCCCCGTTGTTTCATTCGTTCAATTTCTGCCATGATTTCATTTGTTCGTTTCCCTACAACAGGTTCATAACCCATCTGTTCAGCAGCATAATCACCAATATTTGCACCAAGTTGAAACGGTCCTGTTATAACTCCACTTGCTCCTAATACAGTTCTGCCCAAAGGGGTACCCATAACCCGTTCAAGCGTGGTTGCTTCTTGAGGAGAAGGGCTTATCATTTGAGAGGATGATGGTGGCTCATAAGGTTCCACAGCAGCAAGAATCTGTTCTATTTCTTGTTCTGTTGGTGGAACATCCCCCTCTACTTCTATCTCCTTGTTGGGAATAGAGGGATGAGGTATGTAATAGGTGGTCATGGCCCAACTCTCACCTTGAACTTACCGACCTGAATTGTTTCGGGAGGAGTTGGCGCAGCTGGAGCTGCTGGTGCTCTTACGCCATAGACTTCATTGAACATTGAATGATGAATATCTTTGCCTGATAAGGCTTCTCGCTTGATTATGCGAAGTTGGTCTTTATATGTTTCTGTATCCTGAGAAGCATCCAATGCGGCGATATTGTTCTCCAACCGTTCGCCTTCTTTCTCTGTCAGTTGTCCTAATCCGCTCGCTCCGGTTCCGCTGGCTCGCTTCATTTCTTGGAGAGATGTCATAAAGATTTGGTTTTTGAGCGTATCCATTAAAGCAATCGCGTTTCTACCCTCTTGAGAAACCGTTGGAATACGACCAAACAACCAGCCAGTTGCATTATCAAGACCAGGATGATCAAGAATCTCATCAATCCCCCTAACCATGTTATCTACCGTCTTTCCAACAAGTTGGACTTGCAGTCGTGCTTGAGGCAGTTCGTATTTCAAATCCACTTCTTTTTGTGCTGTAGATGTTGCAGTTGCCATTTTTCCAGCATGTGGTACTTCCATGCCTTGCTGTATACCAAGCCCTGATAGCCTGATAGCTTCTTTCTCGCGAGCTATACGCCTTAAGTATTCTGGCTCTTGTTCAGGTGTAAGGTCTTTATCTATCAACGGAGTCGTTTTTGTAGGATCTGTTTGGCTGGGGGTAACCCAACCTGGACCCGTATCGATAGGTCGGTTAGCTCGTTTCATTCCTAGATACTTTTCTTGATCTTCTTTGGACATCTGAGAGTAAATATTCCATTCTCTAATAGCAGCAGGATCCCCCAAATTGGCTCTTTGTTTAAGTCTTGCAGCCGTTTTTGCCTTATCTCTAGCCAATCCCAACTGATGCATCGTCGCCATTTCACCAACATCGCTTTGATATGGCTGGGGAGGTGGGCTTAGATCGCTTACCAATCCTTCAGGACCATTCAATTGTTGTAATTCAGGTTGTGGGGGATTTTGTATCTCTCTCAATAATCTTGCTAGCTCTTCCTGTCGGATTCCTGTGCTTTCTTCCTCTGCTCTGCTCGCAGCACGACCGCCTTGATAAGCTCCTAAATTCCTTAGGATATGAGCAATACCACTTCCCTTCCCTCTACCCATAGGTTGATTGGCTAAACTCTGAGATAGAGCTCTTTGACGTTCAATCGATCTGGGGGAACGATATGGCATATCAATACCTGATTGCTAAATACCCATTAAGAGTTGTGACACATTCTGGATAAATCTTCTGTACCTCTTGAGCAATAAATCCTATTGACCTCCCCATCAGGCCAAGTTCGTTAGCGGCTTCGTTCCAAGCCCAGCTAACTAGATTTAATAATCCTATTCTGCCAATTTGCTGGATATTCTTCTTTAGCCGAATATCACTAGGGGTTGGCGTTGTAGGTGGATCTGGTTTGAAGTTGAACAAGTTACCAAAACTACCCGCAGCACCAGCAGCACCCAATCCAGCTCCAAGTATTCCCGCTAATCCTGGACCTTGATTAGCATAGGCTTGTTGCTGATAGTTTCCTTGAGCAAGAGCAGCATCAAAGACAGGTGGAGGTGCTATATTCCCACCACCTACATACTGCTGAAACTGTGGCATTTGTGCTTGACCGCCCGTCCTGAGCGCGTTCAGTTCATTCAACGGGACGTTTCGCATGAACTGTTCTTCCTGTATCTGACGAGCTCGTGTAGCTGCGTCTGCTTGTGCTTGGGCTTGTTGTTCACCTAACTGCTGTGCTCGGAGCTGTGCATCGAAGGCTGCAGCCTGACCTCTTTGACTGAATTGCTGCTGTTGCATGGCGTTATTCACAGAAGCACTGATCGTTTGTTCATCAAGTCCTTGCGCTCTTAGCTGATTGGCAAATTCAGCTAATGCAGCTTCTTCTGTAAATTCTTGACCTCTTCGGGATGCATCCATCTGCTGTTGTGCAATCTGTTCACCAAGCTGTGCAGCACGTTGCTGATCGGCTAACTGTGCCCCTGTGACCTGCTCACCAAACTGCTGTTGTCTAATGGCATTTTGAACTTGAGACTGAACTTGTTGTTCATCCAATCCTTGTGCTCTGAGTTGTGCTTGAAGTGCAGCGATGTTCTGTTGTTCACCAAACTGCTGACCTCTCATGCCCATCTGACCAGCTAATAGGGCTTGTTGTTCTGCTAGGGTTTGTTGTCGTCTTTGATCATCCAATTGAGCCATAGCCGCTTGTTCGCCAAACTGACCACTTCTGATCATGTCATTGATTTGGGCTTGAACTTGTTGTTCATTCAACCCTTGTGCTCTTAACTGTGCTTCCATCTGGGTTTGTGCGGCTCTTTCTCCAAACTGTTGACCCCGAATGTCTTGAGCTTGTTGCCCACCAAATTGCTGTTCAGCCAAGCCCATTCCGCGCAATCGTTCTTGTTGTCCACCAATAGCTTGCTGTTCACCGAATTGCTGACCTCTCTGTCCAGCGAGAATGGCTGCTTGTTGTGCGGCTTCAGCACCTTGCATTCCTCTTAAGGCTTGTTGTTGTCCTGCTATGTCTCCTCTTTCGCCAAATTGCTGGCCTCTTTGTCTTGCAGCAACATCAGCCCCTGCCAACTGCTCTTGTAATCCCATTCCCCTAAGCCGTTCTTGTTGGCTTCCAATTGCACCAAGCTCACCAAATTGTTGCCCTCTTTGTGCTGCTGCAATCCGAGCTTGTACTTCCTGCTCACTAAATCCTTGAGCACGAAGCTGTGATTCCATCTGGGCAATTGCTCCACGTTCACCAAATTCTTGTGCTCGGATGGCTTGAGCCTGTGATCCCCCTGCAAGTTGTTCTTGTCCACCTAGCTGTCTAAGTGCTTGCTGTTGTTCGGTAATTGCTTGACGTTCTCCAAACTCTTGTGCTCTTTGTCCTGCACCTAACTGTGCGCCAGCAAGTTGTTCCGACAATCCTGCTGCTCTCAACCTTTCTTGTTGTCCCCCTATTTCAGCTCGTTCACCAAATTCCTGTGCTCTTTGTGCTGACCCCAACTGTGCTCCAGCAAGCTGTTCTGATAAACCTGCAGCCCTTAATCGCTCTTGTTGACCTCCAATTTCTGCCCTTTCTCCGAATTGTTGGCCTCTTCGTGCTTGATCAACTGCAGCCTGAACGGATTGTTCATCTAACCCTTGACTTCTAAGTTGTTGCTGAAGTTGTGATATCGCTTGAGCTTCACCAAATTCTTGACCTCTCATTCCTGATTCTGCTGCTAATCGTGCTTGTTGTTCGCTAAGTCCTTGACCTCTTGCTGCCGATTCCATACCGAAAAGTCTTTCTTGTTCTTGTCCAGCTTGAGCTTGTGCAGCCAGTCTGAAATCGTTCATCTTCTGATTGAATTCGTTCATCCGAGCATCATATGCAGATGTCCCTGGATTGAAGCCTCTAGCCATCAAATCAGCTTCTAAAGATGCTTTTTCCTGTGCAAATCTTGGTGCTTCACGAGCCATGATTGCATCAACAATGCCTTCCTGACCCCCTACAGTTGGAGCAACAGTGCGTTCTCCGAGTTGACCCAAATCAAGCCCTGTTAATGCTGCTCCTTTTTGTAGTGCATCTACAGACTGAAGCTGTCCCGTATCAATTCCACCTAACTGTGGCAAGCCGCTTGCTGTTAAATCTCCAACATCACGAAGCTGTCCAGTATCAAGCCCTCCCAACTGTGGTAAGCCCCCTGCTGTTAATGCCCCGACATCTTGAAGTTGACCCGTATCTATTCCCTGAAATCCACCTAAACCACCCGTTCCAAGTGCTCCAACCTGTTGTAATTGAGATGGGTCAAATCTTTGAAAGCCTTCTAGTCCCCCTCCGCTTAGTCCTGCTACATCTTGTAGTTGTCCTGTATCTATTCCCTGAAAATCAAATAATCCCTGTGTGGATAAATCACCTACATCCTTAAGTTGTCCTATATCCAGTCCTTGAAATCCCTCTAATCCCTGTGCGGTTAAATCTCCAACATCACGAAATGTAGAAGGATCGTATCCACCAAATCCCTGTAATTCTTGTGTAGATAAGTCCTGTACGCCCTTTAACTGAGAAGGATCAAACCTTTGAAATCCCTCTAAACCTTGAGAGGATAAGGGGCGCCCTCCCAACGCTTCTTGTTGTGCAGCCAGTTCTCTTCCTTGCGCGGTTTGAGTTAACTGTCTTTCTCTATCAGTTGTTTTTAAAACTCCCATTCTGTCTTGAATTTGCTCTCTAAGCTGGTCTTGTAATTCTGAGTTACCCGCTAATCTTGCTTCAGTGAACTGTCTTTGAAGGTCCATCGCTTGCGAATCTGATTGCATTAACCTCATTTCAGGACTGATTGCACGGCCCCCACCAACTCGTTGCAATTGACCTCTATCTATACCTGTCCTGCCCTGCAATCCTTCTGTATCTAACCCTCTTTGCCCTGGAAGCTGACCTAGATTAATACCCGTCATTCCCTGTAAGCCCTGTCCAGGCTGGGTAACGTCTTGAAGACCTCCAGTGCGTATAGCTTGAAATCCAGGTAGGGTTGATCTGTCAATCTGCCCCCTGTCGCCTAATTGGGCCGTATCCACTCCTCTAACGTCTGTCAGCCCTTCTCCTGTTAGCCGTCCTTGTGGGCCGAGCTGTCCTGTATCTACGCCCTGCATCCCGAACGTGCCAGAAGATCGACCTTCTTCCTGACCAAACGTCAAGAAGTGCTGATACGGGTCAAAGTTGGGATCTTCCTTTTGCGCCTTCATCAGGTCAGGGTATTGATTCACATACGCCTGTGCATCAAATCCACCCAGACCCTGAACGTCCTGCAGCTTGCCGGTATCAATGGTTCCTGCTTCCTGAAAACCACCAGCACCAAAAGGCTGCTCCATTGCTCCGCCAACTCTACCTACACCAGCTTCTGCCACCCCTCCAAGCTGTTGAGTCAGACGATTTTGAAGTTCATATTTAGCCAGTTCTTCTGGGGAAAATGTCTGTGTGATTGTGGCTTGAGGTACTCCAGTCCCACCTATACCCCCACCAGCCCTATATGGGTCGTAAATACCTTCACCACCCTGCTCTTGGAGGTCTTGAAAGTCTTCAACAAAATTGGGATTTGTTCCGTCATATCCATCTCCAAATCCACCTCCACCTCCATAGGCTGACCAGCTTAGGTCATCTCCACCAGTCCCAGTTCCAGTTCCAGTTCCAGTTCCAGTCCCAGTCCCATAATCATAGGTAACCGTCTGACTACCATAAGGCGTCACGATATTGGGATTGTTCAGCATGGCTTGAGCAATAGCCGTTTCTTTATTGGCTGCGCCCTGTGCTGCTGCTTGAGCGGCATAATTCGGAGGGGGTGGAGGATTGGGCTTACACATGGCTAAAGAACCTTGAGATATTCATTTGCCACATGGGTATAGCCACGGGATTCAATCAGTCTACCACTTTTATTTGTGAGTTTCGCAGTTAAATGGATTTCTTTCACGCCCAAAGACTTAACGTGATTCTCCATGAATTTGAGCATTCTTGAGAAATTAAAGCCTTTTCGATATTCAGGACGTAGATAAATCGTATCTTCAGAACAGGTTTTTATACCCGTATGCATTGATTCGGAAATATACACACCACAATGCCCTACTAACAAACCCTCATCTCTAGCGGTGAATTGGATGTGATAGCCCATATCGTTGTATTCGATATATCGGGCTTTATCAGGGTTCATTGGGGCATCAAAGCCTAGAATATGTTGTTCTTGATATTCCTTCCAATGAAGATTACACAGAAACATGACCTCTTCCCAGATATCGCCTAAGCGTTCTATCTGGAAATTCACTCAAGCAATTACTCCACCAAATTCAAAAAGATGGTCAGACGACTCTAATCTGACATCTGCTTGGGAAGTAACTTTAAGCCGAGGACTCCCAGCGGTCCCTATTGCAGTAACGGTCTGCCAGTTATTTGATAGAGCAACGTCACCCCCCCAAAGTCCCGTATCCCATTTCGCACCATCCCACAAACCGGCAACTTGAGGTGTAATCGATAACGGACCTTGAAGCGGGACATCTGAATAATCTACATTCATCCCAATCAGGATATCAATGGTGTAATTAATAAGCATATTGGGCCGCATAGCCTTCCATTTCTTCAGTCTGCCTTTTGTACCAAAATCCGAATAGGCTTGAGCCAGCTCGGCATCAATATTAGTAGAATCGTCAGCAAATACGTCTGTTGCACCAAACTTGACAACCTTCCCATTTCCCCCGAAATACATTTCTTGATTGAGTACAGTCCAACAATTAGCCGCCAGCTTCTTAAATCGTCCCCAAGAGCCCGTAATCGTGTTCATTACATACTGTTCTTGATTACCACCTTCAGCCACAGGGACATTCAGAAAGAGCTGATTTCCAATAGGATAAAACTGTAACTGCCATCCATAATTGCCACTATAGGCCATTGCTGCTGTAGTCATGGCTTGAGAAATTTTATCAGTCAAAGCCATCTGTTCTGCTTCTCTACCTCCAGCAACTATCGCGGAAAGAGGCAAAACACCATCCACACAGATGATTAAGACCTCTCCACCGTACTTGATCATACATCTTCGGCCTATGGGCTCACCGACCTTCCACACACCCACCACGTTCCATGTGGAACTTGAGCTAGGGTCGGTTCCTTCAGCTACGACTACTTGACCTTCTGATGTAATAACGGCTATACGGTCATCTATGCCACTACCTGAATCACGGGTCCAGGTCATACAAGCCATAGCAAAACCGCCTTCACTACAGATACCAGACAAATCCCAAGCCTTTGCCGCCCCACCGACCGAATCAATGGGTAAATACCATATCTTGAGAGAAGACGTTGCCACCATAAACATGCGTCTTTTGAAGACACAAGCATTGATCAAAGTAGTCGTGGTAACGCCCGTTATCGAAGGTGAACCACTGTCAGTGATTTCATCCCAAGTGGACCCATCCCAATACTGTGGTGAATCTGTACCACTAAAGCAACACAGATAGGAAGTACCGCCTGAATTGGTGAAATTGATGTGATTCCATCGGGCATCTGAAGTGCCACTTACCACAGCAGCCCCTACAGACCCCGCTGTGGTGACGTTGTAAAAAGCCGTACCAGCAGCAGCAAAAAGGGTTTGTGTGCCGTCAGACTTGTTATAGGGCATTAGAGACTCAACCTGAGCCCCTATTCCTGTTACGTGATTAGCTGAACCCTTCCTTACCCTGACATCTGTGGTATCAGGAAAGAAATTCTCCATCAAAAGGGCATCGAGTTCCGACATATCTGCAATGGAATCTCGTGCATTCCATCCACCCGTAGGAGCAGGCAAAGAGGCTTGTTGAGAGGTCTGCTGACCTCTGACGGACTTTCTGAAGGCTGGTTCTCTCAACTAACACTCCAAGACCCTAACGGAACCATAACGCCAGGTAGTCTATGGCGAATGCCCCCGTTAAGAGCAAGTCTTGGGGCGCCACCATCTCTTGCAATAGCATCTAATACACGGGTTTCGTATAGTTTGAATTCTTCTGCATAATCCAGACCCTTGACCTGTTTCCATCTCCAGATTATGCCGAGAATCATCAGGGTTTCATCCAACCTACCCACATCATCATCTGCAGCCCAAAGTGCCTGTCCAACAGCTACATTATCTTCACACCAGGATGTTGAATGATATTCAAAAGCTCCTGTATCCGTACTGGATGGAGCTGGGTCAATAAAGAGCTTACCTGACCTGATTCTGTACTGTTCATAAGGTCCGGTTACAGGAAAGGCTTGTAGAGTCTGCCAATCAATCGCATTGAGTGACCCAAGAACAGGTAATGAAGTAGTACGATTCCAGAAAGTATCGTTGATGATATAGTCGAAATCACCATCAGAAACAACTGCGCTATTGAGTAATCCCTGGTCTGCTGCTGCTGTGAAAGTAAAAGTATTCTCAAGGGTCATTACTTCCCAATCAGACTTTCTCGCTGCAAGTTCTTCTCCTTCCTGATTGGCTATTTCCAATAACTGAACGACCTGAGCATCTGTATTTCCTACCACCGTTGAAGGAACAGGAATACCCAATCTTCGGGTGGCTCTTTCAATCATCGTGAGAAGGGACATTAGCTATCCTTTTTGGGTCTTCCTGGCCCACGTTTGGGCTCGTTTTGAGCGTCTATCTTAGCTTGAAGTTCAGCCAGTTTCTCTTTGAGCCCTTGTGATTCATTTGCCTGTGATTCCAGTCTTGTCTCAAGAGCAACAATCTTACCTGCAGCTACGCCAGCATCATCATTCGCCCCAAGCCATTCTGCAGCCTTTTTCTTGAGCTCATGACCACCCATACCATATCTTTCCATCACGTCTTCAGACATACCAGCAACAAGTTCAACCGAGTTGATCCCAATCGCAATGAGGTTTTCTTGCTGGGCTGGAGATATCATCTTCCAATCTGCTACGGGAACACCATCTATGGGCACATCACCATGTTCTTTCCAAGTGTCAAAAGCCTTTCGGCATGAATCACGATAGTTCTGAGAGACGAAGTTGTTTCTAAGCCGTTCATCTAGCTGATCCAGCCAAGGATAGATATCTTCTTCGATATAGGTGATTTTCTCTTCTGGAGCTTCTTGCTCTCGATATTCAGTATGTTCTGACCCATCGGCCTCACGAACAACAATAGGAACAGGCTTCTTAACAAGAATAGTCTCAGTATGTGGAACCATTACCGTTGTCCAGACGATATAGGGGACTTCTGTTTTGTTGTCCCCAAAAGACCGTACAAACACCCGAATAGCATCTTTATGAGCATATCGGCCCGTTTCTTCTGTCTTCATCCGGTTTTCAAGCGTACAACGATCAAACCGCAACATGGGCGGGTCATCTTCCATCATGGTCCCATCTGGAAGATATTGGGTATGTTCAGTCAGTACTGGTTGAATCATGTTTCCTCGCTATTACTCTCATATCTCGTGCAGCTATATGGAATACTGGCTCTGCAAATTCTACACTAAAGCCAGCATCTGTTAAAACTATGCTTAGTTCATCTTGAGTCCATGCCCAATTGTGCCGCATTGCTGGGCGCCGCTCCCAATCTCTCGGATCGCCAAATATCCCAAATAGCGTAATCCTCAAATTCTCCTCACCATTGATGATATTCTGAGCAATCTTATCCAGCGAAGGAACCTCCAGAATCAGGAGATGTTCTGGCTTGAGGATTCTGCGCCATTCAGCCAGTATCTCACCAATCTCAAGTCTTGGTAGATGTTCCAACAAGTGAATGGCTTGAATTTCATCTACTGATTCATCTTCATAATCCAGGCTCTTGATGTTTACTTCTTGGTCTAGATTGATCCATCCAGGCCACCAATAATACCCGCACCCTAGATTGATTCTACAAAGTCGTTCCATTGCCGCCCTACCTCTTCTGGAGAAAAGTGCTTTTCAACATAGGCTTGCCCTTCTAATACTATATCGTTGAGTTCGTCTTGAAAGTGCCTTGCCCATCGGAGCCCAGTATCCATACCACCAGTCCATGCAACATCCTTAAACTCTTTGTATGCTGGATGTGGATCACATATCGGAAATAAGCCCATCCTGAGACTGTCACAAAGCCTGTGTGGTGATCGATGTTCGTTTCCTGGTGTGGTTGGAAGAATACTAATATTCGCTTTTTTCATCTCTTCAAATTGGGTTTCAAAGTCCCACTCAATACAGCCTTCTCCTGCTTCTGGACCGGTCACAACGGTTAGATTGGGTAACTTCATATACCGTCTGACAGACTCTAAATTCGCCTTATGACCAAACCAAATCAGCTTTTCTCCTTCTGCATGAGGTTCCTGTAATTCCATCTCATATGGATCGGGAATGACGGTTATGTCCTTATCGGTAAACTCTGACATCCTGACCTGCATTACTCTTGTAGGAGCAACGACAAAATCAGCAATTTCGATCATCTTGGCATAGACCGGACCGAGCTCTACATGGTTGAAATGATCATCGCCTATATCTGTAACGATCACACAACCGTTTTTCTTTGCTTTCTCAGCTACAGCCAAGTCTTCTCTGTAGGGTTTGGTAAAGATACAGACATGAGCATCACCACCATTGAAACTTACCGTATGCCCGTATTTCTCAAGTTCTCCCCCTGGTGTATGACATCGAGTCCGATAAGATGCCATGTTAAAGCCGCCACGATGAACGAATACAATATTAGGCATAGGGCACCACTCCATTCAAATCAGGATGCTTCTCTTTAAAGATGTCTTGGTAATTCCACGCCCCTAATATCACTGTATCCGGTTTAGTAACAAAATCAGGAACAATATCAATAGGCGTTCCAGGGATATACAGTCCTTGTTTTTCTGGTGTGCTATCCACACAATACTGAATTCTATCTTCTAAATCACAGTGATGTATCAAGGTCGTTAGCTTTGCGCTTGCACCCCAAGCAACTACATCACCTTTCAATTGCTGAATAAGATTTAGTTTAGCCAAGCCAACCTTCGCACTATAATGTTTCCAGTTTATCGGAGGATCAACCCAGCAGGTTTTATGATACCGTGTTGCTGTAATTCTTAATGAACCGCCATGAGTTGATAATCGCTCAACAGCAGATAGCTCCAAGTTATATCGATTCAAAAAAACTTTCCATGGTCCTGGCCTATGTTGGTCAAGATGCTCATGATAGATTGTGTCGAATATCCCTCTATCAATAGAGGCTTGAAAGTCCTGAACCTCTATGATTACCGCACCATGCGGGTCTAAGATAAAATCAATTCCCTCAAAGACCTCATCTAACGAGTCAATGTGTGCAAAGACGTTATTGGCAATAATCAGGTCGATCGGACCCAAGTGCTTGTAGATGTCAATTGCAGTCCTTGCGTTAAAGTAATGCTTCCACGCTGCTCTATCGCATGCAGGATCAACCCCTTCTACTGTCTGAAAGTACTTAAGCAGGACTTCCAGGTTAATCCCATTGTTAGACCCTATTTCTATAACTGTATCAGCTTGAGGGTAACGGTTTCTTAAAACCTTTGCAGTTTCTTCAAGATGAGGAATAGAAGCTGCAGGAGTACGGTATTTATAGTCTTTGAACAGTCCCTTAAGTGCATGTTTGAGCTGTACATGACCACAGTCCACACATTCCATTAGGTCTAATGGATAGTATAAACCTGAATTCGGCTCCTTTTGAAAATCGTTAGCTATGGGAGATGGATTGAGAGCAAAAACCTGTTTAACATCACCATGACACATACGACAGTCTTTCCGTTGTTCCATCGTGGCAAAAACGTCATACCCTTTCATCGGTATGCTATACAGTCTTCACAGATTGACCCGCTAACGTCTTTTTCAAGGTGAATCTCCCGTAAATCTCGGAATAATTTTGAATTCCAACCTTGCATGAATCTAACTTCATTGAGATTAGCCATGTCCCATGTTCCATCTGCATCAAAACAACATGCAGTCAATCCACCATCAGCCCTTACATGCCCTTCTGTAAAGACAGACCAACAGGGTAACGGTTCTCTTAAGTTTCCTATCCTGCCCATATTTCCTGCAGTAGGACGGTAACCTAATTCCTCTTCTCTGGCTGTAGCGAATGAACCCATTGAATAAAGCGGTAACCAGTAATGATCGTCTACATATGGATAGACATACTGCTTTAACACATCGGTCATCTTGCCTCTGTGGTTTTTGTCATACTCAATGGAAGATGCATAGACACTACATCCGAAATGGTTTGAATTACGAACGTAGACAGCTTCTCTGATGTTATCCAAGGCTTTATAGAATAGCTTTGACTTAACACCAATGATTTCTTCAAACATCTTTGGGTCTGGGGTAGTAATAGAGAATTTAAGAGAATCAAGACCAACTTCCATCACCTTCTTTACATTGTCAGGACCGGCAAGACTGCCATTGGTCGTTAGAAAGACATACTTAATCCCGATATGCTTACACCACCGAATCGCACTCACTAAAAGTGGCACGTTCATAAAGGATTCACCAAGATAAAACAGCCCTATCTCCTCTACCCCAGCATCAACCATCTGCTGAGTGATCCGCTTGAACAAACTAAAGTCCATATCATGAGTAGGTTGTTTATCACGGGTTACAAGCGCACAAAAGCCGCATCTGTAATTACAGCGGGGGGATAGTTCGATTTTTACGGATTTGGGGGCCGAAAGGATGGTTTTTAGATAATCTTCAGGAATGAGCGTTATAGCATCAATCTTCTTCGTTATACTCACTTCATGTGGCCCCCATTATGTTACAAGTCCCATCCGTTTACGCTCAGCTATGATAGCAGTAATCAAGCCATCACCAAAACTTTTGATAGTGATTCCTTTCACATATTCGTAGATTTCCTGAAAACTGTTCGCTTGTTCAGCCATTGCTATACTGGCTGTGAAGTGCTTTCCACCCACAATCACGCTCATCGTCTTAATATCGCCATGTACATCACCCTGTCCGATCCGCTTTTCTCCACCGATCAAACAGGAATCAAACCCATATAGATGGAACTTCCGAAAACCGAGAATATACCCAATAGATATGGCTCTTAGTCCAGAAGTAGACCCGCCACCATAGGCTAGGTCATTTTCATAGAAAGGCTGCTCAAATTCTCCACCCCAAGCATTCCAGACTAAAACCTGATAGTCCTTGAGCTTTTTGAACATATTGGGATGACATCTTGATGCAACAAGGAAAAGACTATCTTTCTGAGGATGAAGGAGTGGCCGATCCCGTGGCTCAACAGATAAATAGAAATGTGGGGTAATCTCATTTTCTACCAAGAAGTCATAAGCTCCTTTGACCCCACAAATAGGCCGGTTTAAAGCCTTTTCTTCGCGGATTTCCTCAACAAAATCCTTAACAGTCGGACCAGAACCAACTACAACAAAAGTCCCATCATTAGCACAAATAGCAGGAATGAGTTTCGGTAGCCCAAGAGAAAGGGCATATTGGATATTCTCCTCTATGCCCTCTCTTGTTCCGAATGGTTCGGATTCTATCTTGAGGCGCTGTAACTCCATTATGCTGGGTTAGCAAATGGATGGACATACGCTCCAACTGGAACGATCAGCGTTCGTGCGGTCGCGTTACTGACCGATGTAGCACCAACCTTCATTACCACACCAGCAATCAGTGCTGCTGATATCGTCGCATCATCAACTACACCAGCCGTTGCCGTGGTAAAGAGAATCGCCTGGTTCGCGCAGTTAGCCGCAACTTCACCGATTGGCCGTCCTGCAGTATGAATCCAACCAAAAGCACTAATTGCAATGGATGTTTGGGACCATCCAACCTGCTTGGATATACCACCATCGCCTGCAGCAACATTGGTTGTAGTCAAATTGCTGGCTACGTGCCCAGATGAAATGACTACGGCGTTGTACTGACCAATTGCAGACAATGCCTGACAGAATACAGCTTCACCACCATCGTTCGTCTTAACAGTGGTTCCGAGCGGCATCTTGCCGGTATTTCCTGCTTCAACGACAGTCGAACCGATCGTTTCTGTCTCCTGAGAGACATAAGTATCGAGTGCAACTCCAATGATGATAGGGGTCGTGTGATGTGTAATAGCAGTCATAAATCCTCCTATGATGCCCGAAAAGTCAATAAAATCAATGACTTCTCAAGCATGCATCACTCCTTGCAGGGAGCGGTTAGAACAGGTCAGATTACCCATCCAGATTATAGGAATGACCACAGCATCTTGGTTGATTGCTCTCATTTCCGGAACTTCATCCATATCCGCATCACGATGAACGCACAGACCCAAATAGTCTGTATTCAACATGTAGCCGTGTGCAGCAGTAATACCGGAACCGCCATCATGGAATACGTCTGCAGTCTTGTACTTCAGACCGACAAATCCACCAGTAGCCTTATCCTCACTGAATGAGGTGTCGGTGGAATACCGTTTGATGGAGATTTGAGTGCCTTCAAAGAAGGTGTAATAGTCGTTGCTCAGCGTGATCAAATCAGGCCTATCACTACCACGAGTCTGCTCCAGGTATAACTGAAGCATGAACGGGTCTTCAAAAGTAGTTGAAGACAGCGTAATGCTTGATCCGGAAATGGGCGAACTCGCATCCTGAATCTTTGCAGCCCAGAATGTGAATGTCGATCCGTTGATCCCCCCAAGCGTTCCACCCGTTGCATCAGGACAGATAGCCGTAAGACCGTTGATTTGATTTGCTGCCGTACCATCAGAATAAATATCTGAAGAGATGTTATTCTTGAAAGTACGCATTGCGTTTGTGAGCCGGGATTTGGCGAGATTGATAATTCTCGATGCACCCGAATTTACACGAAGTTCACGACCGCTTGCAGTTACATGAACCGCACTCTGCCGCCAGTTATACTCCGCAGCCGACAAAACATCACTTGCCGAAATGTCCAGAACGTCATAACCCGAATAACGCTGATATGTCCCGTTTTCCTGGTAATCCAGCTCACAAACGATGGTCAAACCACCATCTTCCGTTCGCTTATTACCCTTTCGGTTGATCCGCGCTAATAGAGCATTGTTCTTGGTTGTATTATCGGCAAACTCCGCTTTGTGCTTACGGAACGTCGTCGAAACGAGTTCCGTGAATTTACTGTTGGGAGAAGCCATAGTAAAACCTCATAAGTTAAAGTTAACCATTATCACGGGCGTTAATGTTCTCCATCGTCGCCTTCATGGTATCTTCAACAGTGCCTATGGGGTCTGCTTGCTGTCCGGACTCGTGTGTACCCTTTGTACTAATGTTGACTGAATCAGCCTTCTTAGCCTTCTTGGCACGTTCCGTTGCTTGCTCCTGACGTGTCTTCTCAGTTGAGCTAACCTGTTGGGACTGCATCAACTTGCGAGTGTCTGGATTTGACCATACCGCATTGTCATATGCTTCTTTGAAAGTCTGTGCTCCTGATTCAAACTCTTGTGCCATTCGCTCTCGTACATTTTCAAAGTACGGGTGTGCCAATGTGCCATCTTCGTTCGTTTCAGCAGCAAAAGCCTCCAATTCTGCCATAGTCTCGGACTGCTGTGCTTGTTGGCTTGCAGCGTTTTGTCCGTTCAACTTCTGTTCTAATGTCTGTATCTGGTTTTGCAGAGGGACAATAACAGATCTGATTTGACTATTCTGTTGTCTAGTTTGCCCATCTTGCATAACGTATGCAACCAATTCATTTAAAAAACCGTGTTCGTGAGCCAACTTCACGATAAGCTGTGTTTTTGCTTGAGGAGTACCCTGATAAAGCTGATATGCAGTATTTAGCATACCCTGGACTGTAGATTCAGGTGTACCACCCTGAGAGTTGATGAGTGGCATATATGGCTGAACAACCTGATTCATCCGATCCCCAAATGTGGCCCGGTCCCGCATCATATCCACACCCTTGATCGATTCATTCTCTCTCTTATGGACTTCAGTCCGTACCCAATCAGGAACATCAGCCCATTTGCTCTTTGACTCTGCCGTCCAAGTACTTGGTGGGTTAACATGGTCAGAAGCCGGTTCAGATTCGGCCAGAGCGGTAGCCTCCCCTGACTCTTGAGTGGGCATGATGTCAGGTTCTTCTGAACCAGCTTCTGTCTTATCTTTCTCTACAAACTTGCCATCTTCACCACGAGGATGCTTTTCTTCTACTACCTCTACAACCTCTTCTTCAATCTCTTCAGAATCATCCCGTGATTGAATCTCCTTAAGAGTTTCAGCCATAGAGTCATCGAGTTTGATTTCTACAGGTTCGTTCTCACTCATCAATCTTCCCCTATGAGCCATTGACTCTCGATGTGATCGGCAGGTTCAACTCTTTGATACTTCAAGTCCATATATGTCTCTTCAAACGACTTCTGTAAAGAAGCATCAAACTCCTTATCCCTGTCCGCTTGCCATTCATTTGCTGCTTTTTGCTCAACGTCAAACCCTTCATAATGCCTGCAGCCATGACGTTTCAAATCGTCAAGATGCTCTTTTCTTGTATTCACAATCCTGTCATCAATAGGACTTTGATAAGGATCAATCTCACCAATAATGAAATGACTTTTAGGCTTGGGCTTGGGCATCATATCAAACTGACGCCACATATAATCAGGAATCATCTCTCCTGTTTCAGGGTGCGCCCGATATCGAACACGTTGAAGGTCATCCAAATCAGGATTAGACTCTTTCTTACCAAAACAAGCCTCATAATTATCAGCAAACTTCTGCTGACTTATACTGAAAGGGCGGGGACTTGAGCCTTTTCCCATAATTCAAAATCCTCTTTGTATCGAAAGCGCATTCCTTCTTCCAAGACCAACTGATTCCGTCTGATGGCTTCCTTCTTCGCTTCTTCTATCTCGTTTAGTACCCAATAGGCTGCTGTTGAATGTCGTGCCAGGTGGCGGAACGCCCGCTTTCCTCTCCTCTTCTCTCAGTATCTCAGAGGCTATGGGTATGGATACACCGAGCTTTTTGGATATGTTGATTAGACGGTCATCGAATATGACATAGTTGCTGGTCTCAGGCGCTTCCAATTCTTTCACTATCGTAGACCAGTGCGAGCGCCCCTGAGAATCCCCAAACTGGACCTGACCCAACCGAGCTCGCGCTAACGCAAGGGCTGCATCCTTACCACCCTGCGCATCAACTATTGCCTGAGCATTTGCGCCTAAACCACCTCTGCTGAATGCGTCTTTGTACTTGATGCCGGGGATGCCTGCTTGTTGGAGCAAATCACGATGACCGGTGGATTTGGCTTGCGACCATAACTGAGGGTCATTGGGTGTTCCCCACTCGCTATCCATATGTCGGTCTTCAAACAGACTGCTTGCGCCAACCTTTTCATCCATGAGTTTGTTGTATTGCTTTGCCGTCAGCGCATCAACAAGAAAACTTCCGGTGAACTCTTTATCGTTCATCGAGTTTAGTTCTGCCATGTCAAAGTCGGTTTCGCCCAACTCTCGATACATGCTGACCAGCCTTTCTTTTGTCGCTACGCTCTGCTCACTCAACGGCTTGTCCCAATCAAGCAAGTCCTCTGCGTCTACGTCTATTTCTAGCTCTAGGAGGGAGCCTGTATTTACCTGCTCCAACCTGCCCCCTCTAGCTTTAATCTCTTTCAGTCTGTTCGCACCTGCTTGATAAGACTCTGCTGGCGCACCCAAGTCTCCAACAAGATCGCCGCCATCTGCAGCACGACCTTCCAATCTAATGATCGCGTTATCTATAGGGCTTGCAGTGTTCTTGGTTGCGTTCAGTGCGTCGAACATCTTGTCTGATGCTAAAGACCCATCCCCGAAAATCCTCTCACCGCTCGCGTCGAATAGCTCAACGTCAGACCTTCCTAATGAGTCCCTATACCCCCTCGCAACATCAACATTCTCAGCGGCATACAATCCATGACCATAAGCCTGTGCGCCC